TTATCGACTCCAAATTGAGACATGTGTTTTAGTAGAATAACTACTGTCATCTAGTGCAGAAAAATTATATGTATACCTTACATCAATTTCCATCGCACCATTTTCTCCTGATGCAACAGAAGAGAATACTGAACTATCGAACCAAACAGTTCCATTATCCCAATTCCGGTACATATCAGCAGCATTTATTACTTTCTTACCTATATAGGTATAATTATTGTTACCATCATACTCATATAACATAATTTCCACTATTGGCTGATATGTACCATAGGGATTGTCGTTATAAGCCGGATAAGAAATTGTTGTTGGATCAAAACCAATTTTCACCCCAAAATCCTCACCACTGTTCAGTGCAAATGTCTTGCCAGCTTGTTGATAAGTTTGGTAATCCCAGTCAGCATAATTCCAGTGTTCACTTGCATTGTTCAAATACAAATAATGATACCCTAATGTATCAAGTGCAGCTGAAGCTTGAGATAAACCTAGAGTACTAGAAACAGCTAGAGCAACAATTGTTGCTAAAATCCCCTTTTTAAATACCTTTCTCATTTAATTACCTCCTATTACCTTTTTTGGAACATTTATAAACTATCACATCAATATCCATTATTCTACAATTTTTGACAAATAAGGATTAAATTAGTTCTAAAGTAACCGGAAAAGCGAGATGTGACCTTTAAATATTAAAATACTAATACTGGTAATGAAGTTTTTTGTTTATATAACTATAAAATGATGTGAACAAGTTGGGCTTATGTTAATGGAATGTATTAAAAATGTCGCAGAACTTGAGGTGATGGTAAGGTTTTAGGTTTGATTACTTTGAGATTTAATTTATATTGGAAGCTAAAAGAAAATAAAAAATCCCTCTTCAATTGAAGAGGGTGCAAAAAACATGCCAAGGTTGACTTGTCAACGTGTAACATTTTACCACAAAAACCGACTAATTACACAGGGAAACTTCTTGTTTATATCTTGAAATCAATTGCTTACTTTAAAGATAATTATACAAAAGGGTAATGGAGGTATAGACCACATGAGATTTGTAATGGACTTGAAACTCAGAGTCAATGACGAAACCCTTACGTTGAAACACACACTGGATTGTTCCAAAGAAGAGTTAGCCGAAAGACTATATGAATGGTGCAAGGATTATGAATTGAATGTAGCAGAGTGTGAAACAGTAATTGAAAGTTTAATAATAAATGGTGAAGAAGATCTTAAAGAGGAAGTATTGAAATTAGAAGTGCAGCACTTCCTCACCTTACCTGATGACGATAGCCCAAACAAAAAACCCCTTCCCTAAAGAAGAGGCAGCATCATTAGTATGTACCTTCAATGGAAGGGGTTAACTCAATATGCTAATAGTAGGATAGCCAATCCTACAAACATGTTACCATTATTACACAAATATTAAAAATCTTTTTAAAAATTTAACCCTCTCCATTTACGAAGAGGGCCATACTTTAGTAAGCACTATATTTGCCAAACTTACCTGTGATATATGCGAGATCACCGTCATAAATCACTTCCCAGTAACCCGAATCACTGTTTTCCCCTTTCACTGATCCGGTCACCTGAATCGTTCTACCTTTTTGAATTGTACCGAGGTTCTTAGACTTGTTCCGATCCGGGCGGTCTTGAATAATAGCAGCTGCAGAAACATTGACGATTTTGATTTCCCCGATTGCTATCGGTCCACTTTTCCTGGGTTTAGCCGGCTTCTGCGCGGTAGATGTAGCCGGCTTATGTTCAACCGAAACAAATTCCTCCGACGCTGTGAGATAGTATGTTTCACCTTCGCTGTTCTTTACCTCATACTGCCAGGCGTTGTCAACTCTAACTTTACGCACAGCCTGTGGGAATCCGTATCCTTTAGGTAAGTGTCCTGCCACGTCTTTATCCTCCCAGGAAGGCTTAGAGTAGTATCTCAAGTCGTCAACCTTCGAACGCACCCAGTTTGTTTTACTGGAATCTGTATTCTCTTCCTTCGCTTCTATGACTGCCGGCTTGTTAGGAGGAATTACGACCTTTGAATCTGTCAGTTCCAAGAGTTCCTTCCACAGGTTAGGATTCGATACCATAGGGGCAGGGCAGTTTTTCCCGGTGACATCAAAGTGGCGAACAAAACGATTTTTGGTCTCTCTTAGTTGTTTGAAATTCCTCTGTAAATACTGGTGAACAAGTGCTGTACGAGCGATTGTATCTGGATGGATAGTTCCATCTGGTTCAACACACATTTCTACATGGATGCAGAGTAAGTTTGCGTTACCCTCAGGGTAGCTTGAGTCTGTAGCTCTAAGTGTTTGCAACTTTAACCTAGCTGTTCCACCATCATTAGCGCCAAAACACACCTCATTCAGCGGCACTAATTCGAGAGCTTTGTGCTTATCGACAAAGATATGTGCACTTGCGTATCTTTTATCGTCTTCTGGCAGATCGTCATTTTGGTTTGGGAGTGTCTCGTTAAAGTATTTAAAATGATTCTCCGCTGACGCTCCATAATTGGCTGTCCAATGATTAACCACAGCTTGCACCCTCAGTAACTTGATCCCGGTTCTTGTTGTCGGATGCTTTTTTATATGCTTCTCTTTGTAGTTTAACTTAATCACACTAATCTCTCCCTTATTTTTGATATAAGAAAAAGCCCTCCGGAGGAGAGCCCTACTTGTTGCTTGGTTTCACATATAATTTTGCTCTGTTGCTATCTCCAATACCTTTTACAGTTGGATCAGTCACTGCATTAAATACAGACCAGGCGGTGATGGCCAATAAATATGGATTGGTAAAAGCCTTAATGAATAGGTCCCCCACAGATGACCAGGATGTAAGATCCTCCATAGCCAATCCTTGATAAGCCAATAAGGGCAGAAATAGAGCTCCCAATACCTGCAGCAAGAACGTTCTGTTGAGAAATCTAATTTTCCAGTTAATCAAATGATCACTCCTTTTAGTTTTGAATAAAGCCATAAAAAATAGCAATCGCTCCCCCGATTACTCCGGAACTGATTGCTGTGATAATGGCACCTGTAATTTTTCTTTTAATCCAGGTGGTATTCTCATCAATTTTATTTAAAGTGTTATTTAAGGTAGTAATCTGCTCATCATGCCTTGTAGTAGTGGTTTTTAGATCACTTACTTCTTTTTCAAGAATTTTGATGTCGCTTTTCATTTCCACAATATCTTTTTCATAGTGGTTCATGGTTTGTGCCTCCTCTGTCTGCTGCAACGGAAACGCCCCCTCTTTTTATTTTTCATGTGGACCGGACCACCTCCTTCAAACAAAATAAAAAAACCTACACTGTCGGGTAAGGTTCTCCAATAATTTCTTCATATTGCGCTGTTGTGATTTTTTCGCATTCAACTGCCGTACCTACTTGCTCTTTTGACCAGAACATCGGATACCACCCTTTTATATACTTGTACCAATCCACCTCACACCACCCCTTTCGTCATCAGGTCATAAATGAGATCTGCCTGCTGCTGCTGACTTTCCTGGAGAGCTGCAGTTGTGGTCATGACTTCGAATGCCAGTTCAGCGTTCTGAGCTTGCAGACGATCTACTTCTTGCGGCAGACTAGTGTCCGCCTTAAGATTGCCTTGTTGGATTTTCGGGCTCAGCTTCATCTGGTACCACCCCCGGTTCTACATTTTCTTTTCGGATGACAGGAAAGATCCGAATTTCTTGCTTTAACACATCCACCCAAAGGTGTTTGTGAATTAATCGATTGGTTCCTTCATAAACCGGAAATCCATCAATTGCCTGTATAAGCTCATATGTGTACTCATCTGCACTATCTACAATGAACAAGGCATACACGGATTCAGTTCCTTCTGCGATGTCGAAGTTAACCTCTGGAAGCTCATGCCTTCCGGTTTTATCCACGAAAGCCCCGGCCGCCAAATGGATGGCAGAGTCCAAATACTCCACCTCTAACCCTTCCGTCCACTTTCCTGTATTTTCACATGCCTGTGTGAAGATCTCCATTTAATCTCCTCCTTTACGATGGCTCATAAACGACCATCAAGTTAATGTCGATCGATATCCCACTTCGGTCACGGTTGGCCGGGTTGCCCAGATACACATCGAAACCCGTGGCGCTTACATTGTATACACGGGCATTGAAATACGTTGAATTACCGTTATAAGGTTGAGCCATCACCCAAAAGATATTTTCAGCACCACTGAATGAAAAACTCAACGGTCCAAAGTAATTGCTTGAGTATGATCCAGCCGTAATTTTCGTACGGCCGAACCAAGTCACCAGGTTACCATCCAGCGATCCATGCGCGTTTGTAAGTTCCGATTCCAGCTTTGCTCCCATTGCTGCGAATGAGCCACTTGACTTGGACTTTAATAACGTCTTCATTGGCAAATATGCTCGGTCAGTGAACATTTCGAAGTAGTCCCATCCGGCATCATATGTATCGGATCGGAACATTAACTTACTTGCACCTGTACCGGAACCTGTGTACTGCCAAACCTCGAATCCTGTGCGATGGGTGTTAGCCGGTGATAAGTTGTCACGACCCGTAAGAACGAGAACATTGGACCAACGAGTACCACCGGAGTCCGTGTAGTTGTTGACACGCACTTCAGGTACATACCCGTTAGCAGAACCACCTTGGTATGTTGATTTTAAAGACAGCGCACCGTCGTCATAGCCAGGACGATTGGCTCCGTATAAACTAGTGGAGCGCTTATCGTAATCTAATTTTAACCAGTTCTTCGCAGTCCCGTCGGAAGAACGGAATCCAAGAACTAAGTGGCTAATGTAACTATGGATGTCAAGTCCAGGGTCGCCGTCTGTAATATCATAGCCATCACGCATGTTACCTACGAGACTACCGGTTTGATCATAAATTCTAAGACCGTCTTCGTCTGCTCGGAGAACCGGTACCCCGTTACGGTATGACTGTAGCACTCCGTCATTTAAGATAACTTTACCACCATTGCCATTATCTGAACTTACTTTTCCATCAAACGTTCCACTGGCCCCAACAAGCTCTCCAGCAAACTTGATGTTTCCGGAAGTGTCAAAGTAAAGAACGTTCTGCCAAGCATGACTAGTTGAAGCTCTTCTCTGGATAACATAACCCAGAGTTGAATTAGATACTGTTCGAACCAAACCGTCCCCTCTGGCAGTTACAAAACCATCTTGATTTGTAATGCTTACTCCGTTATACGTTTGGCCTTTCATCACAGCGTTTTGATCAGCATAATCTTCTGCATCAGCTAAGGCATCTAGGTATGCTGCTTCTGAAACTGCATCTGCATGCCCTTTAGCATTTTGCTCTGCGTCTTCAGCTCTTTCGAAAGCATTGTCTGCTTTTTCTGTCGCTGTTCCGTCCATATCAACGCTAACTTCATAAACTGAATATCCCGAAGGAACATTTCCACTGGTCCAGTCGACACCTACCCAACCGGTTGTTTGAACATTTTCAGTAATATAACAATGAGAACTAGTAGGATATCTGCTTGTGTTTACATAAACTTCAAGGTATACATCATCATAAGTTGTGTTTGTTAAGATCCTGGCTTTACTAAAAGGAATAGATGAACTATATCGTGAAGAAGAAATAACAGATATCTTGGGATTATTATTGTAATTTACAGTTGCTTCAAAACTAACGGTTTGATGGTTACCAGAAGTTCGATCGACGAGAATAAACTTCGCATACGCTCGGCTGCCTTTGTTGACGGCAATTCGATACCAGCCTCCTGAACTTAGTGCATTGTGATAATAATAATTGTTACCGATGGTAGAAAACTTGTCCGAGAAGTTGGTGTTATCGTTGATTTCATTTGGCCCGATCGGTCCTTCCGGGCCCTGCGGTCCACGCTCCCCTTTGATTTTCACCCAATTATACTCGCTTGGATCATTACTATCTGCAGAAGAAAAATCGGTATACGTGCCGATATACAATTTATTAGTAGAATCAGAGGTAGAGAACCCCGATGTTCCTGTGGAATCATTCGCCCAAGCTGTATGAAAAAACGGGGTACGACCGTCGTCTCCCGGCTCGCCCGGGATTCCCTGCTCTCCATCAAAAAGATTTGTAATAGTGATCCTTCCGATTGAGAGAAGTGAATCTTGAATGACATCTACAGTAAACGTCGCTTTCTCATCAATGTCCGCTGCAGAAACGGTGAGGTCTTTCCCGCTATAGTTAAAACCCGATACCGGGAAACCGTCTTTATCCCGCTTGTTCCAAACGTAAGTATAATTCGCTCCGTCCTCATCTACTTCTTGGCCAGATAGAAATACCCTGGCTTTTAAAGTAGTAGTTCCGGATCCATTTTTAAATACTTCTCCGGCACTGGACACCACCGTTGTGACCAACATTCGGGCGAACTTTTTCCTGATTTGATCTTGAATGGAGTTCCAAATGGATTTAACCTCTGCCTCGGTGTATTCAATGTAGTCACCAAGAATGACTTTCTTTTTAGATTTTTGTGTGATCGATCGTTCCTGGGTATGCACCCGAGCTTCCAGATAGAGAGGAGGATTGAACTTTTCGTCTTTAATTTTGATGGTGTCACCGAACCGGATCTTTTGATTTTCGAGTCCTGGCACATGCTCTAAGTCTGCGATTGTCGATTCATATTCCACCATATCCTTAACGCGCTTTTCCAGCTCGTTTTCGGTTAACGCGGTCAGTCTTTCTTCGGTCATGTCCTGATCGGTCGACTGTGGCTCATATGGTTCGATTAAATGCTTCCCGTTCCTTCCCCATCGAGCAAGGGCTTCCTTATCCTCTACCAGGACTTCAAGCCGCGTCCCGTCTTCCCTCTCAGGTCCGAGACCGAGGAGAGCCGTTACCACTTCATCTTTTTCCCGCCGTTTCACCTCGATTAGGTCTTTACCGAAAGTAGCTTCTCTTCCATTCCAATCCCCTACTCTTTCAACCATATCGACATACCGTCCAGTGACTCGATTGCCTTCCGTTTCAATACGAAAGGAAAGTTCTAGCCCGAATGTATTGGCAATGCGTTTCAACAGAGTGAAAGGGTTCGTGTGGTTTTCTATGACAATTTCTTTCGCACCGGCATACACAATATTCCCCACCTGATACTCAGTGCCTGATACAGCAAACTGCACATGATTTTCTGCTGAACCGGTCAATGATGTGGGGCTGATTACTTTAGCCTTTTTCAGTTCAAGATAACTTGCTGTAGTATAAACTTCGCTTAGCAAACCCTCTCGGGATCGATACTTTAATGTTTCATTGATGATTAGTTCAACGAATCGATTCTCTTCATCCGGTATGATGACCCGTTTCCGTTTGGTAAGGTGGGATGAGAACGGCTTATTTGCGAAGGTTGTAAAATCGAATGTCTCTAGGTTATCTTTTAACGATTTCCTGTGTTTGTTGGACAGAATATTTTTTGTCGTTATGATATCTAAAATCTCATCAGTCTGATGATCTAAAATATGAATCTGCGTCATATTCTACCCTCCTTACTTGTATGACTCTCTATAAATACCGGAAACATTAAAAGAATTGCTTGGATGAACAATCATCTGATTCTCACCTTTTTTCAACGTAAAATAAGATGCCCCAAAGTCTTTATAACTCTTGGCATCTTCCCCGTTAATTAATATTTCTTCATTTTTATGATCAAATGTAATTTTATCTCCTACATCTGCAATGATCGGGATCTCATCTTCTTTTAAACTATTGATCCGCCAAACTTTAAGGTTGTAAATATTCATCCGGGTTGCTTCTGTATTCGGCCACTTTCGGAAGACCACCTGTATTTTGGCTATCTTATCTTCAAATATACCTTCGACAGGGGGAATATAATGTTGTTGTTGGACATAAACCCTCTTCCCATTCACAATCTTAGCGAAGTAGAACCACCACCGGTTTCCCCGACGTTGCAGTTTCATCAAGCCGTAAAAGTTGTTCCAATTTTTAATGTTACCTGGGGCAGCTGTGTTTATAGGAAAGCGTTGATATTCGTCATACCCTAGTTGAACTCTCCCGTGTATTCGGTCTGACCCTTGGAAGGAATCAGACATATGGATACGGGCCACTTGGCGGTCAAGAGCATCTAATAGATACACTTCCACCATCCCCGTCCCCCAGTCGACATTATTATTCCGTAGAATACAATCCATTTCAAAATCTTGAACTTCTTCAGGAAGAGACTTTACAAGTCCTGGCCCCTGCCACTTTTCGGGAGCTACAGCTGTCCCAAAGCTTTTTGGCCTGAAGCTTCCTCCATCTGTTTCAATCTCACCACGAATATATCCATTAGTCACTGTTGTAGCAGCAGCCCAGCCGGTCAATGTATTCATCAAGTCGGCAAGGATGAGAGTGTATTCTTCTTTAGGGGTACTCTCCACTGGAGCCGGCCGGCCAATCATCATATATTCATCAAATTGATTCTGGATCATGGCAAATGTGATCGGCGCCAGGACTTCCAATTCAAAAACAGGATTGGACTCTGCAGATCCCGATGTGTTGATAACTGCGGAGTCCCCAGCAAAAAAAATTGGTTTTTCGGGACCATACTTCTTAGGATCAGAGCATAGAAATGTCAGAGTCCCTATCAAACTATTACTGTTTTCTTCTGGTAGCTCATTCACTGAAAGGGAAGCATAATAGACAACATCCTCATCTGTAAAGGAGAGTTCCTTCTTAGATCCATCTAACAGACTATTCAAAAGGGTGGTCCGTCTTCTGAAACCCTCGTTTGTCTTGTCACTTATCTTATACTTAACCGTAATTTCTCTTTCTCCCGTACTGTGTTCGTTAGATTCCATAAGTCCATCCATACCAGGCACTTCAAACATATTAATGCGGTTCGTTAGGTTAGCTCTTCCGGATACAGTCAATGTTGTGAAGCTTCCTTCATCATCGCTTAACACTGAATCAAAATTAATTCCGTTAAACACCGTTTGGATAGACAGTGAGGTACTTGATGTACCCCGTTCCGTTAAGTTTACAAATCCGTACATAAAGTACCTCCTATCTAAAACTATTTAAGGTATCAAGCTCTCTTGTTTGGACTTCTGTAATATCATCAACAAAGGTTTTATATGTTTCCCGGCCCATTTGTAAGTAGATATAGGCTGGTTGTTTGTTATTCACCTTGACTTCTGCGTTAACCGCGCTGCTTACTTGAGCAGTGCTGCTTCTTTTCAGGCCCTTTAAACTTGACCGGATGCTTGCTGAGTCTACTGACAGATCAGGATTAAAGGCTGTCCTGACACCACTTGCAAGTTTTGAAGTTGCACGGACCAGAGGCGACTTTGCCTTTTCAATTGATGTCCGAATTGGACCTTTAAAGTCCATTCTATGAATATCACTCAAAGGTCCTCGCTTGGCAGGAGAGAATGGCCAGAAGTCCCGGACTGCTCCGACTATGTTTTCTACCTTGCTAAGAATCTTCCCTTTCATCGCAGCTAAACCATCGATTGCACTCTGGATAATCGCTTTCCCTGATTCGTAAAGGTCGATACTTTTGAAAAAATCAGTGATGTTCCCTAATATATTTTCAACAAGGTTCTCCATGTTACCAAGCTGATTTCTCACCGCACTGACCATACCTTCAAAATCTCCAGTTAGCAGAGCAACCAAGAAATTCAGAGCATTTTTAAACGTGCTTTTAATAAAGGACCAGACGGCCTTGATATTAGACAATGCCATTTGCATGTAGCTTTTGACCGCATTTTGTAGCTGGCTGAATTTATTTGAAACCCATGACTGGATTTTCGAGGCGATATCCCTTATCCACGTCCAAACGGCCGACCAGATTTTCAAGGTCCATTGCTTCACCTTGTCCCAGTTGGCAATGATCAACACAACCAGCGCAATCACTGCTGCAGTCACCCATCCAATCGGGCCAAGCGCGATAAACCAGGCAGCGGCCATTCTTGCAGCATGAAACAAAGCTTGGACTCCCATCCACGCCCACTTTGCAACGAAGACTGCTGAAGTTGCTATCATTTTAGCTATTGCAATGGCCATCTTCTGACCGGTAGCCAGTGTCCATGCAGCTGCCACCTTTGCCCCGTGTAGTAACGCTTGTATTCCCATCCAGGTCCATCGAGCAATGAAAATGACTGATTGAGCTATAAATTTCGCCACCGTAGTTACCATTTGTACAACAAACTGTCCTAATGATTTAATCATCATCGAGATTCCGGTGACCAGTTTCGCCCGCATCATACCTGTCTTAAGCCATATAAATGTAGCCATTCCTCCAAAGGCTGTTTTCACAAGAATGATAAGTGGAGTTAATGAAATCAAGACACCAGAGAGTGATAGCATCCAACTAATCACCTGACCAATTAACGGATAGGTTTTCATCATTTCTGATGACCAACTTAAGAATCCATTCACTAGTTCAAGAATCTTGGATCCCAGTGGAGCCATACCTACACCTAGTTGGATTAAAAAGTCAGTAAGGTTCCCGATCAACGCCATAACCTTTGGCCCGTTTTCTCTCACATACTTGATAAAGTTTTGAAATCCTTTTGATTCTTCTAATTTTGCTGACCATGCTGCGAACCTCTCAGTTAAACCAACCAGCCCACCTTGCATATCCTGCGATAGAGGAGTGAATGCGACCATTAAATTCATGATTCCTTGCATGACATTAAAAAATGATTTACCCATCGCTTCCATCGATGGACCAACATTATCATTCAGGAATTTAATGAAGTCTTTGAACTCTTTAGTCTCCATAGAAGAACTGAAACTTTTAGAAAGTGAATCGACCGCCTTGATTGCTCCATCAAAAGCAGGCTTTAATTTTTCTAACAGAGACTGAAGCTGACTTAGACTCCGGACGAAAATGTCCATCACCGGCTTCTCAAACTGCTTTGTGAACTTACCCCAAAACTTGCCGAATTTCTGAACGGCTTTTAATCCTCGTTGCTGCTCTTTAGATAAGCTAGCCTGGGCTTGCTCGATCTCTTTTAAGATTTCAGCACGTTTTTCTAAATCAGTCGTGTTAGCAAGCTCTTCACGTAAGTCCTTAATCGTCTTATTCGCTTCAAACACATCGTTTAAAGCTGAGGTCGCGACACTTCCGAACAATACAGCCCCGGTGCCGGCCGCGGCAAAAGATGTGACTAAACCTCCAAGTGCCCCAGTTAAGCTTGCAATGATTGGTACTAAAGCAGGTAATGCTGCTAATAACCCACCACCAATGAAGTTCCCCGTTACTATTCCAACAGAGCTGATTGTTTTAGCTATTCGATCGATTCTCCCTTGGAACTTATCAACCCTTGCCTCCACTCGGACAATGATTTTTTCTCGAGCGAGTGCTTTAGCCTTTGCACTTAAATTATTGATTTTCCTGTAGAAGCTTACGGTATCAGCATCCACTTCTTTTTCAGCTTTTTTCCTGGTGAATCGCTCCATCAATTTCTTTGCAACTTTGATGTTTCGTTTTAAAGGTTTAATGTCAGCCTTTAATGTTGTATCTTCTGCAGATTCAGATTCTTGTTTAAATCGTTTTGTAACATCCCTAGCTTTTTGAATTGCATTTCTGAATTTCGTTATGTTCGCTTTCAGTTCTGCTTCTACTGAGTAATTGGACATTTAGTCACCCCTTTCTCGAATTTCTTCGCAGGGCAATTTGGGCAGGAGATAAATCCTTGGATGTTTTTTCAATAGACTTCCCTGAATCTAATTCATTGTCCACAGCTTTCAGCACAGACTCGTAATCAAAGAAATCCTTGAACTCTTTAAAGGCATACTCCTCTTTCGGTTTCTTTTCTGTTCCTTTGTTGATCTTTGCTTCTGCATTGCGAATGAGGAAAGCTAATTTATGCAGCCTATACTCCTCATCGATTTCCTTATATTCCTGGGCATATCTCTTATAATGAAACTCGGTCAATGTCATCTCTTCTACATCGATCAACCGTTCCATCCCCAGCTTGCGCAAAGAATAGATAACCACCTCGTCGTAGGTTAATCCTCTATTGTCTTGCTCGCTTCCTTCACGACTTTCCCCTTTTGATACTCTTCTGGAACGAGCTTTCGGGTCATAGGTTGCTTTCCCAATTCATACATGACTTGCTCTGCGAACTCATCCAGCCCTTCGTTTTCAGCAATATCATTTAAGATTGATTCAAAGTCCTCTTCTGTCTTAGGCTTTTTCTTATCGTGAGCAGTAGCTGCCTGAATCAATTTATACAAACAGATGATATTTCCCGACTGCAGGCCAGGTACCAACATTGTTTCAAGCCCTTGTCCGAGACTTACATTTTCCACTTCCAACCCTAATGAACGATCGATTGTGGTTAAAGTGCGAAGTCCAAATGATAATTCGATATCTCTTCCGTTAAAGGTGATATGCAAAATCTATTCCTCCTCAAAATTTCAAAATAAAAAAGAGGGGGTTCTTCCCCTCTTCGTCCGTCTTATGCTTCTGGTGGTATACCCAGTCCATCATCAGCAACATCGTCCGCCAGCACGTCATGAAAGACGTATCCTAATGTTTCAATGTCTGCCTCCGGAAGGGTGACACGCCCTTTCTGTCTTTTGAACTGAGTGACAAACGTTCCACTTACCTCAGGGTCATCTTCTGCAGGATTCGTTGTTTCCCATTCAGTGATAAAGCCTTGTCGATATTCTGCACCAAATGTGAAAGTACCTGGATTAACCTCATCCTCTACTTTGTCTGCCAAGTCCACTTCCCACATTTCTACTGGATAGTCATCCACAATGGAATCACTTAGCATTGTAAATGTAGGATCCGTTTCAGCTTGAAGTGCCGAGATGCTTACCTCATCTTCAAGTGCACCAGAACCTGAAACGCTACCATCCTTCGTGACGGTTGATTCACGATCGCGGGAATAAGATTTTGAGTGTTCGGTTTGAAACACAAGCTTTGCACCCTCTGCAGCCTCACCGAGTTTCCGAAAATAGAGCACTTTGTGTACTCCTTTTGCTATGTTGGCCATGCTACTACCTCCTTATTAGGTAATTCTGTATTCTGCCTGGATCACTCCATGCAACAGATTGTCAGTCGTTGTATTATCAAAGATTTCATTTGAATCAAGAGAGACCAGCCTCACGTAGTAATTATCGAGTTGTGCCAGCCTTCGCAAGGCCATTTCGAGATTATAAATCATTTCGGCAAAGTGGACTCGATTATTGGCCATCTCCCAAACATGAATGGTTTGCGATAGATTACCGGTGATCACTTGTTTGTTATTTATGACATCAGAACCTACCTGTCCAGCTACATGCACAAATGGATAAGGAACTTCCTCGTCTTTCCCTGGAAGATAATCGTATGTGTCATATCCCAGATTAAGAGAGTTATTGAATACTGCATTGAACAGTTGAATTTTTGGTGACTTCATCTACTCACCTACTTTACAAGTCTATTTAAATCATCAAGGAACTGCTTTTTCTGATTGTAGAATCCAGGAAAGATGAATGGTTGTGCATCCATGAACCTTGTTCCGAATTCCAGGTAGCCGGAGTGTTCGGATTTACTGATTGTTTTACCGACAAGATTACTAACTATCTTCGTTTCAATGTTTCTCTTGGTGTAGCCAGTTTGATAACCTTGAGTAAATTCAGCGTTCTTAACTACCTTCTGAGTCATTTCAATGGTGTTGTTCTTCACGATTGTCCCGACATCACCTTCAATCTCCCTATCCATCCGGTCAAGCTTTGCAAGCAAGGCGTCCAATCCATCTAAGTCCACTCGCTCACCCCTTCCAAAAACAAAACGCTCTCAGACCTGTATGGCACATGCCGGAGAACGTTGTATTTATTACCGTTAATGACAGCTTTATCAACTTCATGTTTATATGGTCTCTGTAGCCTCACAGTGGTGATTTGCTTGTCTAAGGAACCGAATATAACTTTCACTCTTTCCAAGCTGATTGGAGAAGTGTTGCAGGATAATGTAACACCCTCATCCACCTCAACAACTGTCTTTCCGACAGAAGGATCATAAGCCCTGCCTAAAACTTTATGAAGTGTTACCCGATCGGAGTATCTCATCAGAAGAACATTACCTTTCCTGCAGTCTCGATTTTAGGAATATACGTTTCTAAGATAGACTGATAGGGTTTAAAGTCGTCTTCAGTAAATGAAACGGACCTTCCCTCGATGGATTCTGACTTCATTCCTTCACTACCAATCTTGTTATACCGGTTCACGACCAGCTCCTCAACAATGAACATTAACTCCTCTGGTATCGCTGTCATCCCAGCATTTTGTTTTAACCAGACCAATAATCTAGCTTCTACATTTGCAATCAATCTATCAATCTGGCTGTCTTGAAGGTCATCTTGAACGCCTACTATAATCTTGACGTTTTCTTTAATCGTCATTCAATCACTTCAATTCTGCTTCTGCAGCAATTGCTTCTTCTTTACCCTGAATTTTTTCTCCGTTAGACAGCACATACCAAGGGCCGCCTGTATGCTTCGGAAATTCACTTTCTTCAGGAGATTGATTTGATCCTTCAGGCTCTTGGTCGGCTTCTTCTGACCCCACTCCCAATTGCTCAATCAACGGCTTCCCTACTTTATTTTCTGTGCTTGATAATTCCGAGATCCGTTCCTTGCTTACTTTACCCTTAGAAGGGAAGGTATCTCCCTTTCGATAAACGCGATGATCATCTTCTATATCTCTGAAAGCTCGTATCACTTTGTAAGGCATTCCTAATCATCCTCTCTTTGATAAATGGTTATTACGCTGCTGGGGCAGGACCTGGGACTAATTTAGCAAAGGCTTCATCTTTTATGATCATCAAACCAACATCCATAGTGGCACGCAGGGCAACCATCTCTTGCTCAAACAAGTTGATAGGTGAACCATCCGCGTTGGTAATGGTCGACAGTTGAGCTTCCTCTGAAATTGCATAATCAATGTTAAAAGGAATACCATAACGCAATTGATCAAAATCCCCAGCGTAAAGAGTACCTTTTGAAAGATTAGCAGATTTCAAATCCACTGCCGGCAGCCCATCAATCGTATTGTTTGAACGGTCATACAATGATTGCAATGTTCCATTTTCAGCTTTTTGTGCATTCCTTAAAGCAGTATGGTTTTGCACTTTAGAGATCCATGCATTTGGTTCTACATCATTCTCGAAAAGTTCATCTTCTACTGCCAGGATATTATCGTAAGTGATTCCGTCATAAACGATGTTGTCAGTAGCTGTTACAGATTGTTCAATCGATTGAGTGAATGGGTTTGCTACATTCAGGATCCCTGCTTCATCAAACTTCTTATAGAATGCCTCTGCAATCTTTGGACGCATGATTTCAAAGAAATTCGAAACCCTGTACTGCAGATACTCACGGGAGACTGGTAGAATGACACCCAGCTTCTTTGCCGTCATCTTGACTTGCAGCAAGGTTGGTTTAGAAGTTTGAATCTTCTCAGTCTCACCTACCCAGTAAGCCCCTGGTCCTTCAGCAAAGTATTCGAAAGTCTTTTCCTTATCCGTCATTTCCTCATAAACGCCAAGCTGCATGATCTTGGAGTTTTCCATTACATCATTCAAAATCATGGTGTTGTACTTATCCGGAATCGTCCCATCTTTCGCTTCGTGAACCATCACGTTATCCGGGCTAAATGTTTGTGCAAAAAATTGTATATCCAGTTTTAATAGTTTTGGCATAAGTGTTTCTCTCCTCTTATTTAATGATTCTGTTCTTTCTTGCCATTTCGGCTTTTGAAGTATGGCTGCTGTTGGTTATTTTTGAACCGCCTGTTTCAGGTGGATCCTGACGAAGCTTTTCCTTCACTGCATTATTTACTGCAGCATCGAATTCCTTTTTGATACTCGACACTGCTTCTTTGATTTTCTCGTTGTCCTCAAGCTTGATAAGAGATTCAGCAAACGCAGCCGGCAGTCCCTCATCTTTTAAATCTGTTTCTACTTCAGAACGAAGCTGCTTTGTGTTTAATTCACGCTCTCGCTTATCAAGGGCTTCGAGTCGCTTCTTAAATTCAGCATCTTCTCTTTCTTTCTGAGTCATCTTGGCATATTGTTCTGCATCCTTTTTGGCATCGGCAATTCTTTGATCGAGCTGGTCTTCCCACTCTTTCTGTTTCTTCTCCAGTGCCTTTGCAAGCTTACGGTCTGACTCAGCTTCAATCTTCTTCTGTAGTTCTTCGGCAGAAAGCTCAATCTTTTCCGGTGGATCGCTTGGTGGATTATCGGGATTCTGTGGATCCGCAGGCGGGTCATTCGGCTCGGAAAAATACTGCAGATTTAGTTTTAGAGGTTCAAACTGTTTCTTAAAGGCTGCTGAATTAAACACATTAATTGGTCCTGTCACTCTCATTTCCTCCTAACCCATGAACACGCAACAACACACAGGTGCCCATCGTTAACGTCCTCACACGTTTTTAGTCAAAACGAATAAGCCTGTTTATAACGTCTGGTGCTTAAAGACGCGCTCACTAAATTTCTTATAAGGTGTATTTATCTTTCACGCTTGCGAAAAATTCCTCTCTCCAGTCTCCCAAGTCAAGAGCCGTTGAACTCCTACAAAACGGATGCATGGGTGGTGCATTGATGCCTGGCTTCATTTCCTTCACCTTGAATTTTTTCTTATTCAAGAGTTTACATTTCTTTGTGGTCTTCCCATCCATTACAGCAACATATTCATATTCAGCTTCCTCATCATCAGAAACAGCCTGATAGGATAACTTTTGGGCTTCCACCTGGACTCTGGCAGTTTCAGTTATCAGTAACCTTTTAGCTTCAAATGAACTTATATCAAATCGTTCTCGAATTTTTCTGATATACCTATTTGGATGGACACCACGGACGATTGCACTGTTGATAATAACGTCCAATTCTTCTCTTAGAGCTTCCATGTCTCCCCATATCCTTGAAGACCAATTGGCCCCATAAAAAGAAGCTCCAACAATCGATTTAAGAGTTGGAGTGGTGATTGCCATGTTGACTCCTAAGATTCCGGCTTGCCTCAATACTTCAGATATTCCAGCTTGCTCCAGATAACCTTGGAAAGTCTTTTCTTGCTCATTCGTCATTGATACCAGGTGAGCATTTAAATACATCATGAGAAGCTCCTGACGGTTAATCCGCATCTTTGTATTGTAGGTGAAGAGTTCCTTATTCGCTTTCGGGGAGAAGTCCTTCTCCCTCACATATCGTGCAGCTGTTCTTTCAAATGATTGGACATCAAATTCGGACACCCTCTTCTTAGCTTCGGCTAAAGAGATCGTATTCTTTTCTGCGTACCGGGAATAAAAGGCATTGATTTCTTTTTCTACCTCGCTAAGAGCATGATCGATGATCCCTTTTAATTTTCTTGATACCTCTTCATCTTTCATTTGTTCACGCTTGATGTTGTCTCTTTCTCTTTTCACCCAGTAGCTTTCTTCCTCAGGCATCTACCACACCTCAATTCCTCATATACTCGGAGGACATCGATTGTCTTTGTTTGGCCCTTTCACTTGTAATTCTCTTTTCTTCCTCTTCTGGATTTTCTACAATCATTGGAATGATCTTCAGTTTCGTTTCCTGAGAGAGCTCTCCTCCAAGTGCATTGAACATGTCTACTGCTTCTTTGGTGCTCTTAGGAAGGTTCGGAGTGAACTTATAGGTTAACCCCTCAAACTCTCCTTCCCCGGCTTCACTCGCCAAGTGCATGACATTGTTTATCAGCTTATAGCGACGATTAAGAGACCTTTTGAATAACCGTTCCTTGTTGATCCGAATTTGTTCCAGGCCAAATAACTTGTACTTCATCGCTTCACCGGTTTGTTGGCCAGCAAAGTTCTCGTCATTCAAGTCCGGTGTATTAGTGAATTTATGAATGTCTGTTTGCAGTCTGCCTTTATAAGCCTCACTGCCTGACACATCATACTGCTTGTAAATATAATCAGCTTCAACTCGACCTTCTGCACCGTCTGCGTTTTGAGTTGGCTTCAAGAAGATAATATTGGCTTCTTTCATCTTCTTTGCTTCCCCAGCATCCAGTTCCACATTACCGAGAATCTTCAGCATTGCATCATTCAAATCAGTCATATAGTTTGCCGTATCAGATTGAGCTGCATCATATAAATCAATCAAGTCGAGGACGTTCTCGAAGTCCCCCTGGCGGAAACGATTATTACTGTGTTCATTAATCGGCACTTCACCGAACGGATGGTCAGCCTCACTTTCAATTGTCAGATTATAATCACCCATGTTTGAAGAGAAATACGTGTAGATTTTCTTGTCTGTATAAAGGATGACTTTAATCCTTCGTTCGCCACCATAACCAACTGAGAAGTATCGGATCCCCGCTATCACGTTCTTCTCAATCGTAGTGTCATAGATTAAGAAAGTTTCTAAGGGTGAAGACAGATACACTTTGGTCTGATCCTGCTGGTTCCGATGAATTAGTTCATATGCCCGTCCATAAATAGAAAGATCAAGAACGATATCTGCATTAAGCGCTGCATCTTCTATTGTCCCGTTGATTTCATTTATTTTTTCCTGAGTGGACTTATCCTTATGGCGGACTGAAACAGGAACACCCACGAAGAAGCCCTGCATGAAGTTAGATACATACTTTGCATAATTGTGCTTAGCCCGGTGATCGGCCTTGTCATCTTCTTTCCGCCTATTGGCTGCAGATATCGTTGTGTTATCCCCGAGATAATAATCGTCCAAGACAGTGAGCCTCGGACGTTGGTGTTCAATATGATGTTTTAATATCGCAGACAGTTCCTTTGTATTTTGCACCAGCTCTTCTGCAGACTCGAACGTGTACTGTATGTTTGCTTCTTTACTGAACCGCCTCTTCTTCCCGGCATTTCCACTCGTACCTTCTCCAAGCTCAAAATTATTAACGTGATTCATGTTCCACCTCCTATAAACCCAGTCCTTTTAAAGCATTGTACGTTTCGTCTTTCTTGGCCACTCCCAAATGATATTGTTCCAGGCTGTATCGAAGTGCATCGATAATATGGTTATTTGCATCAACTGGAGTATTCAGCCACTTACCGTCTTTATCCTGATCAAACGTATACGTATTGAATTCTTCTATCGTGTGTTCACAAGTTGGATGAATGTACACCTTGAAACCTTGAATGAATAATATCCCCTGATTTACGCTGCCTTTCCCTTTGACTGAAGCTCTCATTCTTCGAACACCTTTATTGATTAATTCTTGGATCAATCGTCGTTCTGCAGAGTCAGCAGTGATGACTGATTTAAGAAGACCTTTACTCACAATCATTTTGTATATGTCCTCAGTTAACATTGCTTTCTCATAATGTTCATCGTAGATCCATAGCTCTTTCTTCTTAAGATCAACTACAGAGCTCGGTAAAGTTGTTGGATCGTTCGTGAATCCAAAGTCCATACCATGAGCCGTTTCTTGTATCTCTTTGATTTTTTGTTGAATATCGAAGTCAACCACATGAAAGTTATCGAAGACAAGCCCTTCTGCTACTCCCCAATCACCATCACAGACTATCCTGGCACGTCGAGGATTTGTTCTATATAAATCTTCATATCTTGCCCGGTCAACATCATCCAGCCATTCATTCACCCTGAAGGTTGTTGTAATAGCAAACGTATCTTTTTCCCGGGTATCTTCATCGAAAAAGACCTTCTTAAGCCAATGCCTCTCAGACCACGGGTTAAACGTAACTGTGACCTGTTTAAAGAACTCAGGATCATCGTAACTACCACGGATGGATTCAACTACTGTCCGGAACTTAGCTTCCGTTTCAATCTGGTATGCTTCTTCAAACCACGCCCAAGATAAGATGCCAACATCAACGGTGATCGATGTGATTTTCAGTTCATCATCAAGACCCCTGAACAAGATCTTCTGGCCAGTAGGCATATACGTGATCTCTGGCATCGATTCATTGAACTTAAATAAATGGGCAACCCCTAATTGCGTGGCTGCCCATTTTAAATCAGTATAGGTGGATTGTTTGTTGGTGTTGGAATAACGCCGGACAACCAGTAGGTTTGCCCAGGAATACTTCATGATTCGGTGGATGAAATTCAATGCGGTCGTTTTCGATTTCTTACTTCCCCGGGATCCTTTAACTACCCGGTAAAATTGCTTGTTGTTCCAGAACCGGTTGTACCCTCCACCAATCTTCTGCTTGATGGAGATTCGTTGCTGCTTAGTCTTCATCGGGTACATCCTCTACAAAGACAGGTGTAATGTTCTCTACTTGCTGCTTATCGGTCCACATGACATATCGCTTGCCTAAGAGCTCTGCTGCTTTTACACGATCTTTCAAGTAGGTGTCCTTGTCCTCTAACTGCTGGGCACCTTCTCCAATCCCTACGGGTATCTGTTCGGTATATTCTCCGCGCATCACGGAAGTGAGGAATTGTAGGATTTCATCCTGTTCTGCGATTGATTCTTTCTTCAATTCCTCTAAGCGATCGTCAATATATGCTCTCACGTTAGCTTTTGTTAGCAGCCTACTTCCTGATGCTCTTGCTGCTGCATCTTTTTTTACGCTCGGATAGGCAACTTTATAAGAAGCTGAGATATTCCCTGTTTTAACATACTCATCAGCAAAACGTTTCTGTTTTTCTGTCAATTTCATTACATCTCACCTGCCACCTCCAAAACTTTTATAATAAGAAAGAGCACCCCTAAGGATGCTCTTTAAAATTAAAGCCAATCTTCATCTACATTGTTATTATAATCATTTGAAGTATAATTCCCTTGTGCGTCTAATTCGTAAATTCGACAAGATATGGCCTTATCCAAATTGACTAGCTCCTCCTCGGTCTCAATCCAACCACCATCTTGAATTTCTTGCTTTAGAAAATCTAAACTAACCCTTTTAACCGTGTAATTCAATAAAGTATTGTTTTCGAAATTTAGACTTATAGTAAAATCTTTCATGCCTCCAACTCCTTTCGAAAATAAGATTCGACAAAAGGAGATATTTTCCTGCAAACTCCAAATACTTTTTCAAATAATAGTGGCTTTCCTACGACAAATTCACCGATTTTATTCTCTTTAGAGCTTCAATATACCAAAACTCATCTTTCTCAATCCCAATAAAATTTCTACCAGTATTTAAACAAGCAACTGCAGTTGTCCCACTGCCCATACAATTATCCAAAATCACTTCCCCTTTGTGAGTATATGTCTTTATCAAATATTCAAATAGAGCAACCGGCTTCTGTGTCGGATGTTTGGTTTTTGAATCTCTAGAATAATCAAGAATGCTTCTTGGGTAATTCTTATGCGTGGTAACATACTCATTCTTTAATGAATCTGTATTTGCCATTATGTCTGATAATTTTTGTCGTTTCTTTCTTTTGGTTTGTACCAGGGGAACTATCCCTTGAGGATTATATGTAGGTAACCTTTTATAAAACACACAAATATTTTCATGATTCTTCATGGGCATTCTCTTAGCGTTCGGAAACCCAGTAACATGTTTTCCTTTCTTCCAAATCCATTCATATCTAAATAATTTCATGTTGCTGCTGATCAGTTTAGTCGTAAATGGTTGGGAAGCAGTTAAGACAATCGCTCCGTTATCTTTTATCACTCGTTCATATTGCTCCCAAAGTTTATCAAAAGGGATAATTTCGTCCCATGAGCACCTGGTGGTTCCATACGGTAAATCACATAAAATCATATCGATGCTCTTGTCTTCAATTAAATTCATCTGCTCCAAGCAATCCCCTAAGATAATTGTGTTATGTAAGTCCTTAGCCCTCATAAACTTCAACTCCATTCTCACTTTAATAAATATAACAGAACGTATGTTCGTTTAACAATGTAAAAAAATAGGCTCAACTGCTTAAGCAGAAGAGACTATCATATCTTCTTTTGGCAATTTTCTTTTCTGCACGCTCAATCATCGTCTGAACACTACTTGAGCTGATGCACAAGTAATTCGCAATTTTATTGTATGATAAGCAGTGACCACGAGACATAAGATATACTTCTTTTTCTTTAGCCGTAAGGACAGACAAGGCATCATCTATCATTTCTTGTTCTGCAGAAGAAATTACACTCTCATTTTCTGATTCATCCCATACATAGGTCTCATCTTGACTCCTAAAAAATCTCTGCATCAATAACGGATCAAAGGGTCTTTCTCTTTGATATGCTGCTAATCTTTCAACCCCCCTTTTGTTTCCTGGCTGCCTTCCTGTTTCCATCCATTCAATAGCATACTGCATGTCTCTTATCATTCCATTAAGCAGTGATTTATCCCGATTAGAAGCTTCTTTAATCATCCTTTTGGCTTTTGATAAATTGTCTTTATAGCTTGAAAGAAGATTTTCCAAATAATCACCCCTAAACAAAATAAAAAGGACACCAATCAAAACACCGGTAATTCGGTGAGCGATTAGTGTCCTCCAGTTAGCTGGTCGGACTATATTTATCTTTAATTCTAAATTGTAAATCAGATTTATATTTAACCTCACCCTCTACTTCTTTTCTATAGATATCTCTTAATAAAGGGATAATGGTTACTTTGTCTACTAATTCATTCCAATGAGAATCAAAGTATTTTAGGTTTAACTCTAAGTTAGGCAGGTTCCTAATTTCCTGGCTCATATAAAATTCATTAATCATAATCGATAATATTTGAACATATGAAGAAGGTAGTCTAATTTCTATTTCTTTTTTCTCTCCTAAAATTGAAATAGAATAACTATCAAGATCCTCAACAGTAAAATAGCCATGTTTTTTTGTTTCGAATTGTTTTTCATTATGGTTCTTTAAGTACCTATAATATTCTCCTTTGCAATAAAGTAACTCTACACAGTTTTGAAAATTAAAATCCCACTTCATGTCTATCTTCTTAGCAGGTCCTACACCAATATTTTTCATCATAATATATATAGGAATGTCCAACCCCTTTCTTTCCGAAATGAAAATAGGCAAGTCATCAGATTCTGAATACTCAATGCTATATTTTTCTTCAGATAAAACTATTTCTGGCCTGATAGAATCTTCCCTCTGTTTCTTCATTTCACGTACAGTTGCAAGAGCTGCAATAGAAGCAAACAAAGCTCCGATACCAGAAATAACACTCCCTATATCAGCTAAAATACTGAAGGTCAAAACTCTTCCCCCTCATTCCATTTGATTCGTTTCACTTTCCCTTGATGTGTGACAATATTCGTTTCTCCAAAAGCCGGCAGCTCCGAAATTTTAGCCTTCCCATCACACACCACCACCGCAAAACTTCCTTCTTTATCCATTATATCAATTTCTAGTTTTAATGTACTAGGGTTAATTTCCAAGTCTGATAGTCTCACCAAGACCCCTCCTGTGTTATAATTAAGTTGGCTGGCCGGGAGAGATCCTGGCTTTTTCTTATTTTATGAAAAATGAATATTTCATCCTAGATATTTACATTTTTCTGTACTATGATTATAGTTGTAATAGGTGATGGAATGAAAGAACTAGAAACGTTAGATCGTATAAGGAAATTAGGATTACTTCTCAAAGAATTCTACAGGTGTAAATGCCCTGACCAGAAGCAATTAATTGCTGAAGAAATAAAAAAGACCTCAGAAACAATCCGACCTAAAACCTAACCCAACATATTATTCACACTTTATGCCTAAAAGAATTAATCTACTTACTTTATAAAGAATAATGAAGCACCCGTACCTAAAACCTCTTTAAATAAAAAAATATAAAAATCCCTCTTAATCTTATTTTTGGTAGTATATACCTATAAATAATTTTTTGAGAGGTATTAATATGATGTTCTTTATTGGCGATAACGTAATTTACAACCATGAAGAGTATTTTGTGCATTTCATTTATGATTCTGAGTACTTAGAAATATCTAAGGAAAAAAATAAAATGAGCAATTGCATACTCGTTCATAAATCTGAAATTGAATTGAAGAAGTAATCATCTACTTCTCCAATATAAACTCCTTGGATGGTGAACTCCTTTGAATGGACTAACAAACCTAACAGAGAAAAGACTTAAGGAATTGCTAGTTGATTCCAAAAGAGTTGGGACCTCGAAAGATTTCATTAGTTTGATTGAAGCAGCCATTCACCAGAAGAAATTACTTAAGGAAAAAGAAAGGCACCAAATACTAAATTGAAATCTTAGAAGTCCAAACTAATCTTGCAAGAGAGACGATCCTTACCCCGTCTCTCCTTTTTCTTTTATTCGCACTACCATAATCTCAATCCGCGGTGTCTCGCTGTACCACTTGCTGGCCAACAATTCTACAATCTGGCTATCATCCCTCCAGAGAACCCCACTACAAGCGTCCTTGATCCCTTTCACATAATTGTCTACATCCGGCTTTGTGGTTGGCCTCAATTCTCCACTCTCTGCAGCTGCATGTTTCTTTTTACTGAAGCTCTTTAGCGATGGCTTGAACACCCTGATAAACAACTGAAGTGGTCCTTCCAGGGGCTTCTCAGGTCGATGTTCTGCCGCAACAAGCTTCACGTACTTTTTAAAGTCCTTTGACTTCTTAGGATCGTATGCTTTAACCATTCCGCCCTTAGAGCTGAACCGTGGCCGGCCCTGGGCAACCGGAGTCCCGTATACGGTAAAATTGATTATCTCCACTTATTCATTTCCCCCTTCGCTTTCCCGGTAATGATTCGACTGGGTAACAGCTGCGATGGCAAGCTCGTGTCTCAAATCATAATAACTTAAGTCGTAAATGCTCTCCCCTGTTCGTGCCCTGGTAATACCCAAGGCTAACAGATCATTAATCATGAGCTGCGCCTCGGCATCTTGTTTACGCCTAACCGTGTTATACAAAACACCCAATCGATCATCCCCTCCTGTAGGCCAATAATTCAGCCTGTAGCTTTTCTTTTTCTTTCTCGAAGTCATAGTCATCCGACCCACCGGCAGGGGCATCTTGGCTTGATTGCGACTCCTCAAACCAATCGGGCAGCATTTCCTTTCGGATCGGCCGTACTTTCCCGCCGGCCGTGTTAGGCGGTCGCTTAGACTTATGCTCTTTGTATTGCTTCTGCTCAGCCTTACACTGCTCCACCGTCCTAATCCCTTTCTGGGACCAGTTTCTAAGGATGACCTCAACGTACCCCCATTTTTTTGTCCCCTGCTCTACCGCAATTTTCATGGCTTCCAAGACCATCTCCTCCGAAAGATCATCACACCAGCCGACAATCTTTTGAGGAATATAGCCACCCAACACACCAAACCCTTCTTGTTCGTAAAACTGAAATGGATTCGGAGACACACGCGCATCATCTCCTACATCATCTTTTAGTTTCGTTTTGTTTTGTTTATGTTTAGGTATGGTCAACTGTTGGTCATCGGATTGGTATCCAGATTGGTATATGGATTGGGTATCGGATTGGTATAGCGATTGGTCAACTGAGTTGACCAATGATTTTACCTTATAGATTGGAGCCTTACCTTTCTTGCCCTTTTCATATTCGATTAGTTCGTTCTCAATAAGCTTTATTCGAGCATTGACCAGCCCTTGCTTTGAAAGGCCAGTCAATTTCTCTACTGTGGAGTTGGGCGCATTGAATCGTTCTTTCCAGCCAGCCATATTGTTTATAGCCATCAGTGTGTGCCATAACGCAATTGCGCTGGTATTAAGATCGTTCAGCAGCAGCCAATCCTTAAAAGCTTTGAGTTCCTTTAGGTAATTCAAACTATCACCCTCTTAAGCTTGTTTAACATATGAAATGGCTGCTTCAATGGATTCCCTGTCTTCGACATTGGTGGCATCCTGTAAGGCCGTCTCGAGCCAGGTAAGTGTATTCTGTTTGGTCACATCCGTTTGATACGGTCTGAAGATGATCCCTCCGTGGCCAATGAACATTTCTAATGGTGTCCCGGTGTGTAACCCTTGGGTTCTCCTGACTTCCTTTGGAATAACGACTCTCCCTAATTCATCGATCTTTCTAACGATTCCAGTTGCTTTCATACTTCCTCTTCCTTTCTATCGCATATTGCTTTTCCGTTTTGTATTCCTCGCACATGATAGTGCGGATATCTCTTCATATACTGCAGAACCAACGCCTTGAGTTCTTCCTTACTTTGAGCCTTCTCCCAGATCCATGCCGGGAGAAGGACTTTGTAAGGGACCTCCTGGTTAATCAAAACTCATGTCCATTGCTTCTTGAGCTGAATCTTTCTTGCCTTTCTTTGAGGACGATTTTTCTTTCTTATCCTCAGCCGGCTGTTCTTCCGGAAGATCATAGTCAATGGTGTTGTCATCATCTTCAGGTGTAATGTCTTTCATTTCACGCTCATCGCTCGGATCATTCTCTTCGATGACGGCCTTCTGCATTTCGACCGAAAGAATGCCCCATTTAGATAATAGATTCTTAAGTACCGTCTTCATGGCCATAGCGTCCCAATCATTTTTCCATCCGAAATCTGATTTACTAAATTTCTTCCGGTGCTTCTCGACTGCCTCCTTGGTCCAGTACACCGTCTTCCTAAATCCATTCAATAGTTCGAAGTAGGCAGCGTAACCAATGACCACTTCCGACTTCCTTTGCTCAAAATCGATATCAATGTCTTCAGTAAGAGGGTTCCATTTGATCAGCTCCCCCTCATGGATGGGAGTGACGTTTATATACCGGTACTGGCCGGTTCTAAGGGCTAACTGAATGTATCCTTTATATCCGAGCTGGAACTGTGCTTTGCCCCCATACGGGACGATCCATGCATATCCTAAGTTCTTATCTACCGGAAGGTCCAGAGTGGCCGCGATCATCGCTGAAGAGATAACCGACATAGGCTCTGATTTCTGCAGCATCTTTTCGCTGTTATAAAGGCTAAGGATCGAGGCGGTAAATTGTGTTGCTCGCTTCCCTAAAACCTCTTCAAATCGTTTGATTACCGAAGGACTCGCCAGCAGCCCTTTCATGGTGGCCCCCTGTGTTGAAGGGGCCTGTCCATTCTTATTTGCTAAATGATTTTTGAGAGATTGATTGGTGGCCATTATTTAGCCTCCTTGATATCAAACCGTCTGTAGGAGCTCTTTTTGATGACTTCCTGATAGATATTAGGAAACTTCTCTTTTAACAGTTTTGTATCCACTCGATTGGATTCAATTGGCTTCCAGGCTACTTCGTAATTGGAGCAGAATCCTAGCTCGGCTTCTTTTAGTTCGTGCTGCAGGTCATGTTGAATATGTTTCTTTTGCTTTTCCAGTTCACTGATTGTTTTCTTTAGATCGAAGTATTGAAGGATTCGATCTTTGTGATTGCTCTTCAGTTCAACTGTCTTACCTTTTTCTGCAGCTGAGTATTTTTCTTTCAGATACTTTTCAGCTGCACTGGATCCGTCTAATGCCGGCGGGTTCCCTTCGATCACATGGTACTGCCAGAAATGTTTTTCTGCTTCAAAGATGATATTGATCAGTTCCTCGTCTCGTTCGACTTCCTTACAGATAAATCTGTTACCGCCTATAAGTACCGCAATATATGCTTTCGGGTAGCCAAGGACCCCTAAATAGTGCTGCACCTGTACCAGGTAGGACTCCGGTATTTCTTCACTCTCCCATTCCTTCAATAGAAACTGGTTGGCTGTTTTACATTCCAGGAGAGCATCTTCCCCAACCACCTTACGGTCGATGTTCGCGATAATAAATTCATGATCAGGGTGCTGCAGGATGGCATTTCGTTTTCGTACTTTCTTTCCCATCCGTACTTCAAATTCTTTTGCGACCATATCCTCAAATAGATTCCCAAAATAGGCTGCCTCACTTGAGGAATCCTCAACAATGACCTGGCCGGTCTTCTCAAGCCATAATTCAAAAGGTGTTTTATATTTATTAAGTCCAAGGATAATGGAGGCGTCTGATCCTCCAATTCCTTTTCTTCTCATTTCCAGCCATTCATTACGTTCCATATCTGTTGTAGTAGCTAATACAGAAACCATAATTTCCCCTCCGATTGATTTTATTTTCAAAGTGCTTTAGAATGGTATCAACTTTTTCTTTTTGAGGTTGACCCCTCTTTCTTAAAAGACCCGTGTGCCAGCATGGGTCTTTTATTCTGCCGTCGTGAAATGAAACTTGCATTTCTCGATTAAGTAATCCTCTAAATTGTCTTCTAAAATGACCTCTCCGTTGTCTGGATCAATCACGATTGAATCTCCCGTAAGGATCTCTTCTCCAAAGAAATCAATTCCGTTATGTTCGGGCTGAGAAACCATATTGGGATAACCCTGTTTTTCGATTTGGCTGATAACCGGATGTTGAAGCATTTGTTTCACCTCCTTAAAATGGTTAATGCATGAAACTTGCATTCTAGATCATGCAAGTTATATAATTCTAATTGCGCATAAAATAGTGAGATGCAGTAAGCTCTGGTGACAGCCTTAGCTTGCTGCTTTTTTACTTTTGCTTCTAAGTAAGAGCGACTTTTCAAATGAAGTAAGTCTCAACCATTCCCCTGCTTTAATCTTCATTTTCCTCACTCCTTCCTATCTTCGTTTCAACATTACATTCACAAAGGTTTGAGTAATGTACTCGAGTTCATCCTGCTTTACTTTCTTTTCTGCTAATCTATCAAGCTCTCTAATTGAGTTGAGCAAATCAACTGTCGAAAGCATGGCTTCTTTATATTTTTCTCCTTGAATGTTTTCCTCTACTGCTTGTAGAGCGTTCCAGGTCCCACGGTGATGTTGTGCTGCCTTTCTAAGATCTTCCTTTAGAAATGTTTGCTTGCTCACTTCTGTAGCCTCCTTGCTTTTAAGGTCAGTCTCCATTGCTTGAATATCTGGACCATGGAGAACCGATATTCTTTCGTAATCAGAGCGACAAGGTTGATCATGCTTGCTGCAGCATCCAATACTTCGAATACCACTCGTTTCATTTCCTCTCGCTCTGATTCTGTTTGAGCTTGTACTGGTTTGAACCAACATGCTCTTTCCAAGTGATCTAATGCCTCAGTTGATTCTCGTTTGACCAGGAGCATCATGGATGTTGGATGATGTTCAATAAATTCTCCGTTCAAATACGGAATTGATACATCGCCGGCTGATTCGTTCCATCTAACGAAGTAATACTCTTCATCATCAATGGCCTCAGCTGTAATCGATCGCAGATCTTTCGGAAACCCTTGCCTGCCTGTTTCATACTTGGCTATGCTTTCTCTTGAAATTGGAAGCTTAAACGATAGTTGTTGCTGCGTTAATCCTTGGCGCTTTCTCGCACTAGCAAGCTCCTCCCCTTCCTTGACTTTCATAAGGGTTGCTCCTCTCTTTACCTATATATGGATTTCAATGTTCAGGCTTATTTCATAAAATGAAGTTAACTTGCTTTTTCAGATTTCTTTTTACGCTCTTCGAGGATTCTTGGGACAGAAGTTTTTAAGAAGTAGCGTAGGATTTTTTTAATTGTTTCGTCTGATGGTTGGTTCATTCAGATCACCTCCTTATTGGTTGATACATTCCGTATCAAAATTAATCAAAAAAATATCTGGAAACAATTCGGTTAACTCATATTGATAAAACTGCTGAAATTTCACCATTGTTTCTCTACCAGGATTGGAATCTCCTTTTTCAATTTTTCTTACGTATACTTCAGAAATCCCTAATGACTCAGCCACTTGTCTTTGAGTTAGATTCCTTTGTTTTCGTAACTCAATTAGTTTTCTTCTTTTCAT